CTCCCGATACTCCTGCTGCCGAGGATAAACAAGAACCCATTAGATTAGCTGGCGATGTAGAGTTAAAACAAAACTCAGATACTTCAGATATTTCAAATGAAGCCAACAAACAAGAGTCTGGTTCAAGTAGTGATACAGAAAAAAATAATTTTTTTGAATCTGGAAGCGCGAACGAATTTGAACCATTTGCTGGGCAACGTTTTGCTTATTCTGAAAGAGGTTTAACCTATAGCAATAAACCAACACACGGATCTGCATTGACTTATGGGCAAAATAGAGTTGAAAAACCTATTGTAGCCCCTATTCAAACCGCACCAGTTCAAACACCTCCCCCAGCAAAACCAGCTGATGCCACGCCGTCAGCGGGAAATTCTACTGGAGTAACTTACAAACAACCAGAAGCATATAAAGCAGAAGATAACAATAACAATGAAGACTATTCAGAACCTGACTACAAACCTAATGCAACCGTACCGTTTAATGATGTAGTAGGTGCAGTTCCAAAGGATGACGAACCTAAAGTAGAAGAAAAACCTGCTGCACCTACACCTACTGCACCTGCCAAGACACCAGAAACGCTGGCCATGTCTAGGTTTGTCGATCCCGCCACGGGGCGTCACTTGTACACCAGTAATATAGACGAAGGAAATTCAGCCGGACTTTCATCAGAAGGTCAGGCATTTCAACTATTTAAAGATTCAGGTCAGACAACCGGAACTTCAGATGTTTACAGATTGTTTAATCCGACAACAGGGGATCACTTCTACACTGCCTCAGCATCTGAAAAAGATGTAGCGGCAGGTGCAGGATATAACGTAGAAGGATCTGTTGGTGCAGCTTATACGGCACCTACTGAGAATTCAACAGCTGTTGAAAGATACTTCCAAGCTGCCACGGGGCAACACTTTTATACAAGTGATGCGAAAGAGGCTGAAAATCTTGGTGCACTTGGGTTCCAAAGAGAAGGTGTCGCGTTCTATACACCAAGGACATCTTAGGGAGCCCAGAGTCTTGCCTAACAATACAGGAAAACAGTTAACACTGTTGCTCCCGCCTACAATTAAAAAATATATTTTATGAACAACGATAAAGACTATCGACTTGAAGTAATAAAAAACGAGAAATTTGTAACGCTTGCTCTAGAAGCTAGTAACAGTAACCACGCTGTGGCTCAAGCGGAGGATATTTGCCGTGCATTAGATGCAACTTCATTTAACTTACGATACACAAAGTACAAAGAAACTCCGTTAGCTATTTTATTTAAAAAGTTGGCTACAAATATGTATGATTACAGAACGTGCGAACCTTGGACAGAAACTTTCAGCAATAATGTTCCCTGTATCTATGTATTTAAACAACGGTACTACGTCCGAAATTTGATCCTTAAATACTTAGATATACCTAGAGAGGGAGCCGTAGCTCGCCCAAGCTGTAATTGCAAATCTTGCATAAACCCATACCACTTCTCGTACAAATCCGGAAAAAACTCAAAATTAACTGGCGCGGACACCAATATGCTCCTAGCATTTCTAGGCCAAGGTTCTGGGGTGACCCAGGCTGCCAAGGCACTAAAAGTCCATCGTTCAACTATTTACCGGAAACTAAACCGTGAATGTCTTTCTACTCGGTCTGACGATCACAGATCCAGCTCAAGAAAATGAAGGCGTAATCAACGTCCTAGCTGACTCTCTCCCATCCAACGAAAAACGTGTACACACCAAAGTTCAACTGCTACAAGACAAAAACCACTACGTAGGGAAACTGCTTCAGGATCTTAAAAAATCAGACACCGTGTTAGCTATTGGGCCTACGCGGCCAACGCTAGACGGAGTTCTTCAGATGCAGCCGATGCTGGTTGTAACAAGAGATAACTTCGACGATCTGTTGGCAATCAACCTATTCATTGCGACGGGTGGTCTAGGACCCAAGTCCGATGAGGTTGAACTGTCAGATACAACAGTAACCAACAGGTCTCTTGCTTGGCAGTCTGAAAATTCAGAAACTAACTGGATAAAGCTGACAGCTTGGGCCGAGCTTTCTAAGCAACTCTCAGAGCTAGCGCCCGGAACGCCCACAATTGCCGTGGGTAAAGTTTCTACAAGCGAAAAAGACGACAAAAACTACCTAAACTACACTCTGGACAAAATCCTCTACCTTCCCAAATCTACGAAGTCCGCACCCAAGAAAGCTGCTGATCCTGAAAAAGGTAAAGTAGCCGCTGCGGCCATTGGTTCTATTGATTTCTCCCTCTGATCTAGGTATTTAACTATGGTATTTATCGCTGGCAACTTTTCTGAAGACGAGATTCTCGCTAACGTTCCCCCTCATACACTTCGTATTGATCTTCAAGCTCGTCGCTGGAAGTCAGACGTAGACTCAGACTCTGCGATTGTGGATGCGAACGACAACGGGATCCCCATTGAGTTCATCCTCATAGGCTTTACGCCCTATTTTGGCAACTTAGGGATGCGGAACCAAGAGGAGTTTCTACGCATCGCTTTCATTGGTGTGTCCCCGAACCATCGGCTGCTCCCACCACGCTGTGTAACCACGGCGATGATTTCTGGTAAATCCAGCCAGAAAAACTTTATCTCTTACTTCCAGACCCTGTATAACAACAGGATTAACTGTGCCTCCGTGGTAACGAGCAGCAAGTTTGTAACGAAATCTTTCAACGAAAGGGATCCCGTTACAGGTGCTGACGGAGCCAAGATCAACTACAACGCTCTGGACTTTAAGGATCGTCCTGCAGAAAGCGCCGAAGAAAAGAAACTCGTCGAGGATATCAACGAGTGGCTTGCAATCGAAGGTGCTTCATCCGCAGCACATTGCCTTAAGTCGCACATTCCCGGCGCCAACTTGGTGGAACTGCCCTTGGGTTCAGACCACGCGGCGATCAAGGCTCAGTTTGCAGCCGAGAACCCCTCGCAGATTGGAGGATCCTCAGGGTTCCAACCTTCGCTGCCGTCTGCTAACGCAAAGGATACAGAGGAAGCTCCTGCCGCCCCTCCGCAGCCCAAGCGCAAGAAAGCGATGGAGCTTACAGAGGAACAGGCAAAAGCCCTGGGGATTGACTTCTAGGCTACAATTCTCTGTTGAAGCCCTCCGAGCACCGTACCCACGGTGCTTTTTTTATGGCAATCAGGTAGACACAGGATTACGTTTGATTTCCTGAGGTGCAAGCAACGTATCGAACGAAGGCAAAGTTACACCAGTCCGTACACAGTGTTTAACTAAGCCATTAAAAAGCCTATTCCGTACAAGTGACTGTTTGTGTACCATATCAAATAATTTAAGTAGATCTTCTTTCTCTAGTTTTTTGGCGTCCATAAGGACTTGTTGATGCACAAAGTTTTGTTCCGCATCAAGCCATTCAAAACTTAACATGCTTTTAATGTGATCCGCCTAAATCTAGCAGACACCCTGTGGACAGACAAGGTTATTTGCATTACAGTTCGGATCCCAGCATGATCCTTATGAGCGAATTTTATACGATTCCCTCCGGTGTCACCCATACCCTGGTAAAGCACACATTTATAACTGGTTCTGTGCTTGTGCCTTTTGACCCAGATTTAACTTTATCTACGGAACTTCAACGACACAATTACACCGTAACGACTAACACCGATATTGAAAATATAACAGACCCAAATTGGTGGGTCAGTATGCGTGAACAAGCATTTGATTGGGTAGTCTGTTCAACAATGGGTTTGAAAGATCTAAGCGAATACATATTGGAATATGGTATGGAAATAGCGACGAATGGGATCGCCATCTTGGACAGGCTTTCGTTTATCGAACCGGTAGCACGACGCAGAACATTCCTTCTAAAGAATAAATTGTCAAATATGGTGGTCTTGTCCCCACGCCCCAAGTTCAGGTCCATCGGATCAACAAAAGACTCGGTGACAGCTTGTTGGTTTGTCTTCCAAAAACCCGAGTTGTGGAGAGATGGTACGATGGTGTCTTATGCTGTAAATTGGGAAGACATTGGAGCCCTACCGGAGCTGCCGACATGAAATCACGAGCAGAAAAATTTGAAGCTTTTCAGAAGTCCGTTTTGGACCATCTGACTAAACTAAACGATAAACTAGATAAGCTCTGTGCTCTATCTGTGTCGAACCAGCTTCTTCAGGAATGCGTGGGACCAGACGGTACTCCTAGGTCCGCTGAGGAATGTGGAGAAGTCGTAGTGGAATCTTACATGGCAGGCATGTGTATGAGCGAAGAACTGGAAGCCCACACGAAAGATTTTCGTTATCAGAAATCTGAGTTTTTCTTAGGTGACGACGAAGAAGAGGACCAAGATGAAGACGAGGACGAAGAAGGACCGGACAATACCAGCTTTAATCCTCCTCGATTGCCAGTAAATGCATTCTGATTTAGATGCGCTAGAGTTTAATTAATTCGACACGTTGTTGTGTCCCAGACAAGACTTACGTTAAATGGGCTTCGTCATTACAATTGTCAGGGAGTTCCTAGACCACTACCTTCCGTAACAAGTGTTTTGTCTGCCACGCAGACAGCGGAAACTCAGCAAAAACTGGCTCACTGGAACATAATGAATCCTGGTGTTGCAGATGCTGCAGCAGCCCGAGGAACTTGGATACACAATGCAGTTGAAAACTACATCCGTGGTTTAGCCGTTAGACCTTCCGCAGAATTGATGCCGTTCTGGGAAGATCTTCCTGAGAAACTCGATGAACTTTTTGAAGGCGGCAAAATTCTGTGGTCAGAAAAGCCCTACAACCAACCACAGTGGTCCAAATTCGTAGGCGATGACGGTGTTGGGCGGATACATTATTACGATGAAGCAACTGGCCACGGATATGCTGGCTGCCCTGACATTGTTTATAAAGACGCTACCGGAGAGCTAATCCTCGGAGACTTTAAAACATCGGCAGGTCCGTATAGTTATAAATTTCCAAAAGCTAATAGTGGGCTCGACGAAAAAACTCGCAAAGCTCTTGTCAGCGGTGTGTTCAAGCTCAAGAAAACAAAACTTCAACTAGCTGCATACGCTATAGCAGCTGAGCACTGTCTGGGAACTAAGATCGAAAAGACGCGCATCATAGTAGCAACGCCTATTAAAGACTATTCTGTGCAGGTATTCACGTTTGGACCGAGCGAAGTTGAAAAAGATAAAGAGATGTGGATGGCTGTGTTGCACAAGTACTACGAACAAATTTAACCATCAATGTCGGGTTGCCCGTGGCGAGGGCTGCCTCGTCATGGCAAAATGAGTGAACGGAGTGAGTCCATGAATTTTGTTTGTTCAATCAATGAAGAGGTTCGCAAATACGTCAACAGTAAAACTGGAAAGATAAGTGTAGGCGGAAACTTTAAATCCTTTAACGAAAACTGGATTCCCTCTAACACATCTATAGATCTTATAGCGGACCAAGTTAATCAAGGTGCAGGTCTTTGCGCGTGGCATTTAATAAACGGTAAACGAGTTAAAGACTCTACGGGATGTATTCAGGCGGGTCTAATAATTGTAGATATTGATAACCAAGCAGACGGAAAAACAACAGAAGGGGATAAAGTACAGAAACAAGAGCTTACTGTCGAGCAGGCTTTAGAACTGGACGTATGCAAGAAGTATCTTTCGTATGCTTATTATTCGCCTAGTTCCACGCCGGAGTGGCCTAGGTTTCGTTTAGTTTTTGGATTAGAAAAAGTAATAATTGATCCTGAGTTTTTTCAATGGTTCACTCGTAAAATATCCTCAGCAATTCCGGGTTCAGATCGTCGAGCAACGTCAACAGTTAACTTGTTCTACGGTGCAAAAGACAACTCAGAAGTTATTTGTTTAACTGATAAGTTCATACCAGAAGATAAAATTGATCAAGCATATGTCTCGTTTTTAGCGGAACCGAAAGAAGCGAGTTCGGAAAGCAGTCCAGAGGATGCCTTAACAATTACGCAAGCTTACGACGGAGTTGACTTATCTAAGTTAGTCAGTAACGCTGTCAAATCAATTTTGGATGGAGACCCGGTAGAGGACCGTTCATTTGCCATGGCAATGGCCCTCAAAGAAATAATCGGGTGGACTAACTGGCTAAAGGAAGCAGGTCTGACCGTCCGTGAGAACCCTCTTGACATAGCACACCGTGCGTTCTATGCTCTGTATGACTACGCCCCTGAGCTAGACGGCAAATTTACCCGCATCCTCAACAGCATCACAGATGCAGTTTCACTAAAACCCGCGATTTCAATCGCTGCTGAAAACGGTGAAATAGCTCCTTGGAAAAAGATAAAAATGAGCAACAAGGAGATCTATGACGCTCAGTGCCCAGATGATATTAAAAATAACATAAGCAGTTCAAAACCAAAGCCAACAAACTCCATCTTGGCTTTTGATATTTTTTCATCAGATCAAATCCCAGAACAACAACAACCTTTAGAAGAAATGGTTACCACGCCGACTACGCCAACACAACTGATTAATTTGCAGCCGAACAACAGGCAATTCTCTGAGAACGATATTGCCGACGTAATTGTTAATAATTACGGTGACAAGTTTTTGTTTGACTCAATCTTAGATGAGTTCTTTACATACGATGATGATCAAGGTATTTGGTACCTACAGGATGATCAACATATTAAACGCCGAATTGTTAAGACCCTTGATACATTTATTACGGCGGGCATTTTACCTAGGTACACATCAGCTACCGTCACTTCGGTATATCAAATCCTTAAAGCAAAGATGCTGAAGTCGATTGACGGTGGACGCACACCTATATGGAGTAAAGGGCGCCGCTTCATTGCATTTAAGAACGGTATCTTAGATCCAGATAAACAGCAGTTTAGTGCTGGTAATCATAAAGACTTGTATCTAAGAACTAAGCTTGGTTACGACTACGATCCGGCAGCAAAATGCCCACTCTTTTTGACATGGCTTGAACATGCAGTCGGCACTGAAAAAGTAGTTATCCTCCAAGCGTTTTTCCGAGCACTCGTAACTGGTTACGTTACAGGCGAAAAATTCTTGCACTTGATTGGTCCCGGCGGTACGGGTAAGTCCACGCTGCAGCAAATCCTGATTGCCCTGGCAGGTTACGGAGGGACTCACACAAGCGATCTAGAAACCATCGAAACGAATAGATTTGAAACTCATAATCTTATCGGTAAGAGATTGCTCTTGTTAACTGACGAAGCTTCATTCTCAAAGCGACTGGATACTCTTAAAAAACTTACTTCATCCTCCGATACCCTACGAGCTGAAAGGAAGTACGGCACCCAGACAATAAACTTCAAACCAGAGTTGATGGTTTGTATTGCATCAAACGAGCACATATCCTCATCCGACATCAGTAGCGGACTAGAGCGCCGAAGACTGACCATTGTCATGGACAAGGTTGTTCCGCCTTCTCAGCGTAAGAATCTTATAAATGTTTATGAGGATCGGGTCGAAGGAGAACTGGCACCAGAACTATCCGGTATTGTTAGCTGGGCTCTATCGATGAGCTTTGACGATATGCGGGACGTTCTCAGCAACCCGGTAAAACACTGCCCAACCTTGAACGCCACGGACATCGAAGCTCTGGTGTTCAACAACCCGATCTGCGCGTGGCTTTCCGACTGTTGTCTCTTCGCGCCGAATTCAATGACTTCGATTGGTGGCGGTGCATTTCGCCCATCAACCGACGAGAGCGAACGTGGTTTGTATGTAAAGAATGCATACATAGAACTGTACGCAAGTTATGTAAACTTCTGTAAATCAAACGGTTACAAGCATGCCGCTAAGCAAAGATTTGTAGATCGCCTTAAAGAAACCGTCCAGAATGTCCTCAAGATTCGTGGGGTGGAACCCAGGTTGATTGGGGGTAAAGCAGTCGTAACTGGACTAAGATTGAAGGCGTTCGACGTTACGACGGATCGAGCGACCTATGGTGATTCACGCCTGCCATCCCCGATAGAATGGGCATCA